CGATGTCAGCGGTGACGGTGTTGGTGTCGCCGATGAATTGGCTGCCGGACGTGCGGTTGGTGATGCGGGTATTCGGGTGCATAATTTAGTATTGGTTGACGCGGGCGGTCCACATGCTGGGCTGCCCTTGCTGGAAATAGTATTTGTCGCGCTGGCTGATCAGCTCGGACTCGGCCATCTGTTCCATGGCGAGTGCCTTGTCTAGCTGGCCGTCTTCCGTGAGAAGATCCGAGGTCAGCATGAGTGCGACAGCTTTGGCGATGACGGCGGGCACGGTTGCGGTGAGGTTGCTGGCGCTGTATTCGGTCGGGCGGATGCGGAAGTTGACCCAGACGGTGGTTGGCAGGTCGCTGCTTTGCGGGAATCGCACGTTGTCGCCAAGCAGTGTGTAGCCAATCTGGCGGGGTGCAACGTGGGTTGCAGGACTGTCTCTTAGGACGCCGAAGACTTGCCCCATGGCGGTCTGGCCGGATTGTTCGTAAGGAATGAAGTAGCCGTTGGTCTCGTCGCCTTCGACGGTGCGTTCTTCGACGCGCATAAGCTCAGGCCAGTCGGCCCACTCCCAGCAGTCCGCGATGCGTTCGTTGGCGGCGGCGGTCATCATGGTGCGGGCGCCGGATGGGATGTTTTCAATCGCGCTTCCGTCGTTTCCGCTGCGTTGCCATGCCCTCAAGAGGATAGACTGTAAGGTGACAGTCCTCATTGCTCTGAGACAACCGGATCGGGGCGCGGGGCGATGATCACGGTGTCGCCGGACCAGACCCATTCGCGGGTGCGGGTTTCGGGGGCGCGGACGCTGCTGCCTCCGGCGGCGAGGATCTGGTTGATGCCGGTGGCGCTGCTGACGTAGAGGGTGAGCAGTTGTTCGCTTTGCGCTTCGCCGAGGCGTTCGAGGACGGACTTGAGGGTGGCGTCGTCGAGGCCGAAGATTTTGGCGTGCAGGGTGGAGAGGCTTTGCGCGTAGAGTTCGCCGTAGTAGCGGCTGGCGGCGGCGGCGCGGTCGATGTCGCTGATGGCGCGTTCGGCGGGTGTGACGGGGATGAGTTGCGCGTGGGCACTGGCGGCGAGGAGGAGGATGAGGAGGTGTTTCATGGTTACAGTTCGATGATTAAAATTTGCGTGTTGCTGTGCAGTGTGGAGGTGTTTGTGCTGGGGCCGCCTTGACTGAATTGGAACTTGGCCGTGCCTCCATTCGTTCCAGTGCGAAACGCACCTACCGCAATAGACATGGATGGCCCCGGCTGCGCGGCAGCTCGCTGAATAACGCGCAGCTCTGTTGAGCTGTTCGCAATCATTGCGGATGGAGTGCCCGATCCACCAAGCCAGTAGAGGCCGGGACCCGCATAGTTTGTCACCATGTCGAGTGATGGCGCCGACAACACAAAATTGAATCCGCCTGCGTTTGTGTTGCTGAAGTGAGCAACAGCAAAAATGAAATAGTTTTTGTTTGCGGCGACCGTGAATGAGGGAATCGGGGCATCCACTAAGGTCGTGGAGTTTGTGACGATTACTGAGTTTGTTGCTGACAAGATGCGCACGTTGGAAAGGCCTGCCAGAGCCAGTGCTGCAAATGCGCTGCTGCCGGAGCCGTCTGCGGTGAGGAGCGAGCCATTGGAAGCGGCGCCGCTGGGGACGTTGCCTGCGGTCAGGGCGCCGTTGGTGCCGATGATGGCGGTGCGGGAGTTGGCGTTGGTGAGCGGGGTGAAGCGGAGGTTGTTGCTCCAGACAAGCGTGTTGGTGCGGCGGGTGACGACGTTGCCGTTGGTGTCGGTGACGAGGCCGATGTTTTGCGCCATGGCCGAGCTGGCCATGAGGGCGGCGAGGACGATGGCTGAGAGGGCAAAGGCTACCGAGCGGACGACGCTGTCGGTGCCGGTGACTTTGAAGGTGAGCGTTTCGTTGTCGGTGATTTCTACTTGCATGGTGCGGGTTGTGTTGCCGTCGTCGTAGATGAGAAATTGAGCGTCGGAGAACACATCCGGCATGGTGCCTGCGTAGGTGTAGTCGGAGTCGCGGTTGCTGCCGCCGGTCGCTGTGCGGATGTAAATGCCCGCCTGCTTGCGGCTAACCGGCCAGACTCCGCTGGCTGTGCGGACGAGCCATGCGCTGTTGAGAGCGGCCGAGCCGTCTAGCGGAAGGTCCGCATAGGTCGCTACCTCGCCGTCGATGTAGGACGCGCCACCGCCGCCGCCCGATCCTTTTTGATCGAACGTGCCGCTAAAGGGGTTGAAAGTCCAAGCCATGCGTTAGGAGCGGGTGACGGCAGCGAGGTCCGCGTCGTTGGTGGTCGGCGGGTTTGTCGTGTAGGAGAAGGTCAGCGTGGCGACTGTTTGGCCTGCGCTGCCGCCTTCTTTGTAGGTGACGGTCTGGATGTTGTTCGTGCTGCCGTAGTAGCTGATCGAGAGATAGTCGTGCTGCGGGATATTTAATCCGGCCACGTTCCTGACGTTGATGTTCGGGTGCATGTGTTAGGCGGCGGGTTGGGCGGTCATGCCGAGTTGCTGGTCTTGCTGGAGCTTTTGCAGCGCGGGCTGGGCGCCGGTGCGGCCGATGACGGCGTTTTGCTGCTGCTGGAGCTGGAATTGGAAAGCCTGTGCCCTCGCGTCGATCATTGAGCGGAAGATTTCGTCTTGGGCGTAGCGCTGCTGGACGGCGGGGTTGGACTGGATGATTTGCTGCAAGGTTTGCAGCCTTACCTGCGCGTTTTGTCCACCCTCCTTGAGCGGGGGTTCTGTGCCTGCGGCGATTTTTGCGAAGGCGGTTTGTTCGTCTTCTTGCTCGGCCTGGGTAGCGGCGCCGATGTCCTTGATGAGGATGCCGGCGAGATTTGGGTCTACTGCCTGCATCATATATTGGACCAAGCCGACTCGATCGATAACGCCGAAGCTGTCTAGGGGAACCAAGACTTTGGCGAGGTAATCTAATTTGGCCCCGAGGGCTTCGGAGTCGAGCAGTCGGGCGTCGAACTCGCAGGTCACGTCGAAGCGGCCGCGGATGTCGGCGGGGCTGGCAACGAGCGGGAGATTGGGGTTGCCGGTGACGCGGGCGACTTCTTCTGGCGTCATATACTGCTGGCAGAGGGCGAGCGTCTGGACGAGGCAGAGCTTCATATCAAGGAGCCAGCTATCGACCAATTCCTGGGTGTGCAGCATATAGCGCTGCGGCGGGACGGCTTCGCTGATGCGGCCGAAGTAGTTGTCCACATCGTTGCGGATGGACATTTCGACTTCAATGCTGCCGGCGTCGGGCTGCGGCGGGGTCATCCAAGAGATTTCTCCGGGGCGGCGCTCGGGGATTTGCACGCCGGGGCCGAGGATGAGGTCCATCTTGCCGCGCGCGGCGCTGGTTTTGAGCGGGGGCAAGGTGACGATGCTGGCGCGGTCGCCTCGCATGTCGCGTTGGATTTTGACTTCTTCCTGGGCGGTCTGGACGATCTCCGGCACGCCGCGGGATTCCAAGATGGGGCGTGAGGCGCGTTCGCGGGGCAGCTCGACGAAGGGATAGAGCGCGTGGGCGTAGGGCAGGATGTCGTGGACGGCGGTGCGATCCGGGACGTGGTAGCTGAGGACGGTGCGGGTGACGCGCATCGCCTTGGTGCGGTCGTCGTGCTCCTTCCTGTAGACGTGCCAGATCTCGATCATGTCGCGCTGGTGGTCGTAGAGGAACTGGTCGCTGCGGTGGAGGTTCAGCGAGATGCGGCGGATGTCGCCTTTCTTCTCCACGACTTGCTCGACCCATTTGTCGTCCCAACCCTCTACAGCGGCACGTTCGCGCAACTCCGGTTCGGTCATTAGCTCGCGTCGGGCAACGAACGCCGCCCGCTGTAGACTATAGGTTTGAGCTGGAAAAATTATGTCCTCCCAGGGTTCTAAAGCAGTCCACTGGGGCCGGCTTTCAAAAACGTAGGGCTGCTCCCATTCGACGAAGCCTTTTTCGCGGAACTGGCGGACTTTGGCGGTGGTGCCGAGTTCCGGGATGACTTCGCCCATCAACTGCGCGGCGAGTTCTTCTTGCTCGGGGTCAAGGACGACTTCCAACAACGCTTGCAGGTTGGGGTCTTGAGACTCCTGCAGCATCATCATGGCGTCTTCCATGCTGAAGCTCTTGATCTCGGTGCGGGTGGTCTTGATCCAATCAACGGCCATTACGGCCAGGCCGTAGGTCTCGCGGAAGTTGGCGGCGAGCTGCACTTCGCGCCGGAGGTCGTCGAGGACGTGCTGGAACAGGAGCCACTTGAGGACGGACTCCGCGGCGCTGCGCTTGTCGATGTCCATGGACTCGACGGGCTGGACTTGGACGCGCGCCTTGAAGAAGGCGTTCGTGAGCATCGCAATGTGATCCCGGCAAATGGTGTCGGCCAAGCGAACGCGAGAATCTAAACTTTTGTCCCAAGGAAATGGGCGCTTGCCGAGGGCTTCTTGGTGTTTGCGACCGTCGTCGGTCTGGCCGGCCCAGATGCAGAAGCGGGTGTTCCAGTTGCGGAGCTTGCGCTGGACGTAGCCGCTGCCATCGGCGTCGGCTTCATCGATGTCCGAGAGGATCTCGGAGATTTTTTCGCGGTCGGGTGCTTTGATCATTTAAGGGACAAGCACCGTGGT